ATTCATAAACTGTAGTGATCCCATTATGCTCTCGCCTTCTGACGTTGCCATGCGCCATCTTTGTTGATCTCATACCAAATTACATCTTCACCCTTAGGGCATCTAGTAAGTTCGCCAGTTACCCATGCAGAACATTTAAAATGACCCCATTGCTTACCCGTTCCGCTTTGACCAGTCTTCCAAATCATGTCGCCATGAGGACAGCGTGGAATATCCTTCTCGGTCTGGCCTCCAATGATCTCTTTCACCATCGATACAGCTTCCCCCATTGTGGGCGGCATAGTCGCAGGCTTGATAGTCCATGGATCCTCTTCCTTTACTACTGGAATGTATTCGCCAGATGTACTAGCCATCTTAGCCTTTACTTCATCGATGCTAGCCTTTACTTCATGCGACTTATTAACTTTGACCATCTCTTCTCGTGACGCTCGCTTTCCCTTTGTTGCATATCCTGCGTTAGCAAGCGCTCGACCGATAGCACTAGTCTCACAATTCTCCAGCGCGCTTGTCGCATTGACACCTCGACCTTGAATCGTTTCCTCTGCAAGTCCTGTAGTCCATGGACGAATGTCCGCCTCTGTACGATATACAGAAGCCTCAACAATAAAACGGCCGGGACTTTGATCAAGTAATTTTGTGTGAATTTGTCCATCTGGGTGATCCTTCCAAAACTTAACTAGGCGCTCTTCTACTGTTTCATAATCTTCTAGGTTAAACATACAGCTCATTCTCCTCTGTGTGTAGTTGCCCTGCTATTGCCATATATGCTGCAGCGTCGATGTATGTATCGACTTTTGCAGACTCCATACTTCGAGCGAGCTTGACCAATGCCATGCATGACGCCACTTGATAGTCAGTAACAGGCATTTGGAGGAATGCAGACCAGAGGCATGCGGTTCTGGACATATTGTCTGACGGGTGTCCGTAGTGCATTCCACGATCTTGAATAACTGCTTTTGCTTCGTTGAGGAAATCATTCGCCTTCACACTCTCACCTTATCCTTGGCTTCGTAGTAATCTCTGACCGCCTTACGGCCTTTGAGATAACCTACACGAATACCGATCGATCGACCAAAGTGGAACCATAGCGCCGAGATAGTAATTAAAGCTATAACGTCTTGCGTAACTGTATCGAACATCATTGCCCTTTCTTATCGACGAACTTCGCCGATGAGATAAGGATGACAGATAGCTAAGACAGGTCAATCATATTTTGATAACGAAATGGTAACGATTCTGCATCGTCAATGTGATCGTCAATGTCCCGATCAAGCTCGTTATCGAGATCGTCCATAGCGCTTGCCTGAGACTACGAATGTGCCGTCCTTCTCCAGATAGATCAGATCGACCTGAACGTTCTTGCCCTCGACATACATGATGGCGAACGCCTGTTGCCAATTTGCCGACCCCTTGGTGTAACTGGCCTTGCTAAAGTCCATTAGGTTGCCGACCTCTACACCATGCAGAATGCGCCCTATACGGCCTCCAGAGGCCTCTGAGAAGGACGATCTTCCTGCCCTGTGAGTATGCCCTGAGATAACGCTCTTCCCGTGCCTACGAGCCGCCTCAAGGGCTGAAAGCCCTCCCTGTGACTTAATAGGGGTATGGTCGCCATGGACTGCAATCCAGCCCGGCGCGATGTTGTAAGGCTTGCGATGAAAGGTAATCCCTAACTGGTCAAGCTGCATAAACTTCTCGAACCTAAGTTCAGGCAATGACAGGAATGAGGGAATCTTCCTCATGATCTGATTGTAAAGGCGGTCTGTGTGATTAGACCGAATCATCTGTGTTACCTGTAGATCGTAAAGTACTTGAACAGCCTCATCGCGATCGTCTCCAAGCGTCTGCTCATAGGCTTCGGGTGTGCCTTCTGACCATTTCGAGATGGTGTTGAAGTCAATCTCATCTCCTATCGTGACTACTTCGTGCGGCTTAAACTTAGTGATAAAACTGGCTAGATTCTTGACTGCGTGTCTATCGTGGAACGGCACTTGAAGGTCGCTCACTATGACTATGCGCTTCATTAGTCCTCTTCGTCATCCTCATAAGGTAGGCGATCCACTCGGTCGGGGATCGATGGCAAGATCCAGTCAGGGTAAGCATCTCGATCAGAGATAATCGCTAGACAGATATCAATGGCAAAGCCAGCCCGGCGCAATGCGCGATACATCTCATGCAGGCTGATAGCCCACGCGTCTAACTGTGAATAAGTATCGAGATCGATAACCTTCTTCTTTGCCATATTAAAATTATCGCTCTAAAAGGATGTTGTAGATCTCATCGACACGCGAGTTAAGTCGCTTAATTTCGGATAGCAAGTGAGTAATGACGTAGCCTGCAAGACCACCAATGACGGCGAGGCTAGCAAAGTAAAGGGTAAAAAAGTTTTCCTGACTCACTTTTTAGGACTCGCGTATCCGAATACTCCTGCCACTACTGCGCCTAGGATCGAACGATAGTTAAGATCGAAGTTAGAAGTAGTTCCCCATACTGCTAGGAATGCTCCTACTGCGATAAGTGCTGGGTGTTTCATGTTCATGCTTTGCCTCCTAGTAACGGGATATTAAAGAAAGAGCCGTCTTGATCGCCTTGTTTAGTGAAAGAGATATGGCAATGCGCGTTATGTGGATTACTTCCAGAATACTTGCGCCAGCGCCAGCCCATGCGAGACGATGCAATTCGTCCTGCGAAGATGATGTATGAGATTCGTTTCTCGCCTGCTATAGCCGCGAGTCGAAGCTGATCTGCAATATCGGGCATGAGGTCGGGCTTGCCTGACTTATGTACATCTCGATCGACATCGATGGCGCGAACCACCCCTGTCGCTGAATCAGGATTATGATCACTAGGACGCGCTGAATGACGGAGATCGCCGATCCAGCCATCGGAACGCCGATCACGATCTGGGAAGGTGTCATCAAATTGCTCTCTAAGCTGTTGGGCGGCTTTGCATAAAATTGGCTTCACAGGTTGCACACTCCCATCTTTTCAGATCATTAAGTGATAACTCTGCATGATTGCATGGCATAGGTGCTATAAATGCATCATCGATTGGATCGTAGGTATACCCTACGCCTGCGTAATTAAATCTAATTGATCCAGAGTAACTTGTTCGCTTGCAGACCTGTCCGCGAATAGCGCCATAGGCTTTTTCCCAATCAGTAATTCCATCAATTTCTTCCCATTCATCGCGACCAGTAATAACTTCTGTAACGATGTTATTTTCATCAAGGAATGCGTAGTGTGCCATTATACTGTCACCGTTCCCGTTCCCGCTGTGAATGAATATACCTTAAAACCTGTAGGGGTTGTGCGAGTGTGAACCAAAGTTCCACCAATAGATGTCAGATCTGGATAAATGTCAGAGTATTTGATAATTACAATTCCAGAACCGCCGTTACCGCCGAAGAAAGTAGCGCCATCTTGACCAGCGCCTCCACCTCCACCACCAGTATTTTCTGTGCCGTTTGTACCAGCGGATCCACCAGCTGCACCTCCACCACCAGAGCCGCCGCTACCTTGAGCACCGCCGTTGGTGGCACCACCACCGCCGCCTGCATAAGTTACCGAAGATCCAGTAATTGACGAAGCAGAACCAGAACCGCCGTTACCGCCTGCTTGGCTTGTACCTGCCGCACCACCGACCGAACCCGCACCGCCACCACCACCCGCAGCGGTATAAGCGACGAGACCATCAGCGCCCTGACCACCTGCATTACCCTGACCAGATGGAGATGCTGCACCACCCGCGCCATTGATTGTAACGCCACCACCACCAGAACCGCCTGCAATACCATTATTCTGTCCACCTGCACCACCAACACCTGCACCACCGCCTGTTGATGTAATAGATCCTAAAACAGAGTTGACTCCATTTGTCGCAGTTGCGTAGCGTGATGCGTTACGTGCACCACCACCGCCGACTGTTACTGTAAAAGATGCGCCGGGGCTAAAAGAAGTCGACGTAAGGAAACCACCTGCACCGCCGCCAGAACCCACTCCACCAGAGCCACCTGCGCCGCCTGCTACTACCAGATAATCTATTGTGAACGGAGGTAAAGATGCAGGAGATAAAACTCCTGAAATATTATTGAGCATTATCCAATAGCCCCGACGATGTACCACGTATCTGTGCCAGTTTTAATACATGCAGCGCTCTTATATTGCGCCAATGTAGGCTGAGCCAATACTGCACCAGCCGAAAGAATTGTAGTAGTGCCAGAAGTAACGGCTGAAATTGTGCAGAGCCCAGCGCCTTTGTTAAGGATAGTAATAACAGATCCAACAGGGATAGCCGCTGTAGCGTTGGTAGGTATCTTAAGCGCTACGGCTGTCGCCTTGTTCATAGGCACTAGAAGCTGATAGGAGTCAGCCAAGACGAGTGTGTAGTCTGCCGTCTGATCAGCCTTGATCTCGAAGGTGACTAGTCCGTTATAGTCTGCCGCCGTAAAGATGTCGCCTGTTGTCGCTGGAAAG